CTGGCATTGATAAATGCCCGTTTCTGTAAGGTCATTAAAATCAGTGCCCGTCGACCATGGCTTAATCGGTAATGCTCCCACCTGCTCCGCCGTTACCTCGTGCGGATTGGACTTGTTCAACGTGTGAGTACCAAGGACTTCGTCAATTTTATCCCAGTTGTCGTTGAGCGCCGACTTGATGTTGAACGTCTGCGCGCCGTCCTTATCCGGCTCGTATTTGAAAAGCTCGAGCAGCTTTGTTTTCAAACTCATTTTCTCACCTTCTAAAACGCAAAATCATGCATCGTGTGCCCCTGCAGCTCATCGAGCGTCATCCCGTCGACCTCGCGCACGAGCAGATAGCGGTACAGATACTCGGTCTCAAGATGGCACGGAATCGTGTGCTCGATGGCATCCTGCAAAGCCGCGAGCGCTGCCGCCTCCGGCACGCCATACGCGCCGACAAACGTCAGCACGATCACGCCCTCGGCAAAGCCGACGGAGATCTCGCCGTTCTTCCACGAGTCGCACACGCGCTGGATGAGCTCCACGTCGCACTTGCCCGCGGCGCGCCACCGTGCAATCAGCGCTGTGCGGCGCTCCTCCAGCGTGCCGGTCGAGGCCAGTCCGGCGTCGCGCTCCTCAATGGCAAGCGCCCATGTCATACTGCCCGGAAACAGCTGCTGCGTAATGTCGAGCATCTGCTCGCGCTGCGTGTCGTCGAGCGACTGGATCGCGGCAAGCAGGTCGCACACCCACTTGTCCGTCCGGTACGCCACCGGCAGACTGCGCAGCATGTTATCAAACTCAGCCATAGGTAATTGTCACCTCTCCGAGCACCGGACACTCGCGCTCACCGACCGCGATGTTGGCCGTGCCGCCGCCGACCGCCAGACCCTCAAAGTCCACAACGCCCTCGGCCGACAGGATAGCCGCCGCGATCTGTCCGTACGAGACATAGCTCTGCGCAAACACTGTGCTGGCCAGATAGTCCGCAACCGCTGACTTGATGGCAGCAGTTACACTCTCCTCGTCTGCGGTGTCCGATTTGGACACCGTGCAGCTGACCGTGATGGCCTTGCCGGTCGCGGCAGTGACAAAGCACTGTGCGCCGATGGGCGCTTGTCCCCTACCGGCACCCTCGCTGTCCGGGTCGATATAGTCCTGCACCGACCTAACCAGTGCAGGCGATGCAGGCTGACCGGCGTTGTCGGCAATTACTACATCAACCGTGTTGACACCCTGCACCCGCGGGAACACCTTAACATGACCGACACCGGCCACCTCAAGCGCCCACTGTACATAGTGGTACACGTTGCCGCTCGTGGCAGGCGTGCGCAGTACGACCAGATAGCGTGCATAATACTCGCTGTCGGATTCCTCGGCGTAACCGCCGCCGATCGGCTCAGGGTTATCACACGCCGCAATGCCCTGCACCGCCACCGGCATCTGCGTCACGCTGTGCGCGGGCAGATTGCCTGCCGTGCCATCCACCGTGCAGGTGACCGGTACCGTGCCCTCGCCCTCAATGGCTACGGTCTCTGTCGCATAAAACTGGACACCGCCGCCGGACTCAAACAGCGTGCCCTGCTCGACCGTGCCCGTGCCGGTGACGGTCAAGCTGCCGTGTGCAAAGGTCGCCGCCTTGCGCTCCAAGCCGGAGCGCGGATAGATGTAACGGTCAAGAGCGCTGTCGTGCAGGTTTTCCGGGTCAAGCTGCTGTCTGGCCTCGTCGATGGCATCGTCCGTGCCCTCCATGCGGAGCGACACCGCCGCCAGCAGGTCATAGGTCGGGAAACCGATGGTTTTCTGATAGCTTTCCGGCATTGCCGCAAGCATCTCGTCTAAAATCTCACTCGCTGACATACGTCGTCACCTCCTCACTCTCTCCGGTGTGCAGCCGCACCGTGAAGCGTACCTCCACGCCGCGCCGCACGCGCGTAAACTTAAAACTGTCGAGCGACCGGATGGCCGGACAAAACGCGGCGGTCTCCCGCACGTTGCGCTCAATCTCGGCAAAAATCCAGCCCTCCGGCACGCGCCGGTCAAGGCTGACCGCCTCCACGCCCGGTTGGGTCGTGCCGCTCGTCCGGTAGATTGGGATTGCACCCGGTTTCTGGCGCAGCATCAGCTCAAGCCACTGCTTGACCGCCTCAATGCCCTGCCGCTCGACCAGAGCGCCGTCGATCAGCTGGAACCTGCCCGACCTGCCGTCCTCATGGAACACAAACGCCGGAGAGCGCCCAATGCTCTCCGCGACCTGCGCGGGCAGCGCCTCCGGAATGACCGGAAACACATCGGCCATAGCCGACACCTCCTATAAAGAATCTAAAACCAGCAGCTCACTGCCTTGCAGAATGGCTGCCGCCTGCATGCCGACCTTCCACGTTTTGCTCTTTGCCGTGGCGGTCATAATCAGGCCATCTCCCGTGCTGAACTGAAATTCCTTACTTACCACAGAAAAAATCAACTTGGGCGTTACCTGCAAGACCTCGGCACGATACCAGCCTTTGGGTAGGCTCTTTGCCGCTTTTCTCGCGGTGTTCTTGATGGCCAAAGCCATCTCTGTATCCCATGCCACTGGCACGCACTCCTTTCCACATCTTCCACAGTTTTATCCACAAGCATACAATATCTTGTGTTATCCCCACGGAGTACAGAAACCGGACACCTCACCATAGCTGCGCGTTACGCGCTTGACGCTATTGGAGCAGTTGCCCTCCACCGTCTCAAATGACGATGCTCCGGCCGATATTACAATGCCGATGTGTCGGTCGCTCTGAATCATCAGATCGCCCGCCTTAGGCTTATAGCTGCCCGCTGATCTGTACTTGCTGCGCGATTTGAAATAGCTGGACATATCTCCAACGTAGCCGTAGCTTGTCGGGATAGGTGCACCGGACTTATGCGCACACCAGCAAACAAAATAAACACACCAGGCAACGCCGTTGTGGCCTGCCCACTGGCCGTACTTGTTGATGTCCTTGCCGGACTCCTTGTACCCGACCTCGCCCAGTGCGGTATTGACAAACGACACCGCGCTGCCCGAGCCGCCGCCCGAGCCGCCGATGATGGCAGAGCCGTTTTTGCGACCCCAGCGATTGCACTCGGCGTTGCTGCTCATCAGCAGGTCAAAGTGGTACACGCCGTTCTCAATTTGGATCGCGCCGCCTCTGTCGTTGACCGTGTAGGTCGTGCCGTCAAGGCTTGTGCCCGTGTCGCGCACCGTAATCTTGGTGCCAAACGGCACAGACGGCGGTGCGGCGCAGGTGTGCTTGCTCGGGTCGAGCCTGTTGCCCTGTGCATCCAGATAACCGCCCTCCAGCGCATTGTTGGCGGGGTAATAAGCGGTAAACAATGCCTTGACGATCGTGCCGCCCGCGCCGCTGTCGCTGCTGCCGGACAGATCGGGCAGGCCGAACACCTGCACCTTGTCCGTGCTGGCGGCCTTGATGGCTGCCGCGTCGGTCTTACCCTCGGCGGCGGCTCGCACCTGCTCAAGCGCGGTGATTTCGAGCGCCATCGTGTGCCCTGCACCGCCGTAGTGATGCTCCACGCGCGTGATCCGGTAGTTGCCCTTGATGCCAAACGCGGGCGAATTAAACCGCAGTACCACGCCGCTTGTCACCTCATCACATCCCCAGATTTCCGAGATGGAGCGGGTCTGCCCTACCTTGTCGGCGTTCTTGAGCAGATTCTTGACCATCTGGCCGAGCACAGCCGTGCCGGGATTTTCCGTGACCGTTTCGATGTGCTGCATAAAGCCGTAACGCTTGATAGACGCCGCGTTGCTGGCCTGTGCGCCGATGTACGCCTTTCCGTCGTCCTCGGCAGCAATAACCACAGCGTTGCAGGTGTTCTCAATGCTGTCCTCACCGCTCACCTGACCGAGCGCCCATGTAATATCAAAGCCGGGCAAATTGTCCGCCGGACGATGGAACGCCTTGATGGGCGTCGTCGGCAGCATCTCGACCTGCAGGCCGCTGTCGTCCACGCGGTGGCGGTACTGCTTGCCGGTCGCAGACGTGCAGGTGTCCAGCACATCGCTGATAATGTCAGCGGGCGTACTGCCGGTCCACAGCTGCGCGATCTTGGTCGGCAGGCTGCACACCTTTCCGACTGTCACGCCCGCCTTGGCACACGCCTTGCGGATGACCTGATCGGCGGCAAGGTTGTTGACCTGCAGCACGATCTCGCTCTTATTAAGATACCAGCCGCGGTCGTAGGCCGTAACACCGCCGTCCAGCGTCACCGTGATAATGATGCCAGAAAAGACCGTTTTGCCCTGATTGGTCACGCGCACCTTGTCGCCCGGCGCGAGGCCGAGCTTGGGCGTGTACTTGTCCCACGGCGAGATAAGCGTCGTAAACGTCAGCTCTGCCGCCAGCGTGTCGAGGTCATCGGTCAAGGTCATGTCGCTGACCTGCGGCGTAATGTCGCGCGGCGCCGTGCCGTCGCGGTAAAGCGTCAGCCTGTGATCGTCTACATATCCTGCCGCCATCGGCGCACCTCCTTTACGTGATAAATCGGTATTCTGTCACGGCGATACTGTACTCCAGATCACCGTTCTTGCGCACGGTAACGTTAAAGCTGTCGATCGTCACCGGCATATTGAGCCGTGCCGCGCCCTTGTCGTCCAGTACGATCAGCCGGAACGGCAGTTTGCGATCGCGCCACCTGTCGAAGAAATCGACATAGGCCCAGCCGTCCGCGCTGCTCTCGGCAGGCATAAAGGAATAGCGGTGCACCGGAAGGAGCGCCGTCCACTCCATGTGACGCAGACCGAGCGTGCCGATGCGGCGATAGTCGCGGCTCAGTCCCTCGTAGGTCTCGTGGTGCTGCTCCGGCTGCGGGATTGGGAAATCCGGCGGACAGTGCGGCAGCGTCCAAACCTCTTCATTGTTGTTTATGCTGAAAATAATCTTGTACACTTGCCGCACCTCCTTATGTGTTGCCGAGCGCCGCCAGCACCTTGCGGCCGACGTACTCACCGACCTGCTCGGTATACTCACGGTTGCCGATCAAGTTGCCCTGGACGTTGATGTTGACCGTCACACTCCGGCCACCTGCCGCCTTGACAGACACATCATGCGGGATGATCTGCGTGCCGCTCGGCAGGCGCATGACCTCACCGCCGCGCTCGTTGACGCGCGTCAGGCCGCCCGCAAAGTAAGGCGTGCCCATCGCGTTGCCGTCCAGCCGATCGGCAATCCACGACACGGCATTCTTGCCGCCCTTGTAGATGGAGCCGAGGATCGGCACACTCTCGATCTTCTGGTCAAGCCACGAGAAGAAACCCGCGACCTTGTCCTTCGCCGCCGAAAAAGCGCCCGTGATGCTGTCCCGGATGCCGCCGAACGCTGTTTTTGTGCTGTTCCAT